AAGTTGCTTGATAGTGGTTCCATGTCAGACTTTCACTTTTAATACGTTGCTGGCCGTGGTATCTCGATATACATCACCTACCCGTAGATTAGCCACATCCGCCTCAGTTGGAAGTGTGTTTAAGTTAATGTTTAACTTGGCAATATTGATTGGCTGTATGGCGTTTATTTGTTGAAAGAACAAGTTCAAGATGTTCTGCATCTGGGCCATGAAGTCCTGATCGTAGTCTTTTGGGGCAGACGTAGGACGTGGCGGGGAGACAATGGTGAACAAGCTCATGAGTTACCTCGACGCCCATCTTGGCGAATGTCAATACGGGGGGAGCCAAGCTGCCACTGCGTACCAATCTGGTTAGACTCAATTTTGAGGATCATCTGACGCCCGCGCACACGGATAAATACCTGCCCTGTGAACTCCTCAATAGGGGCTGTAGCAATTCTTGCAATGCTGGCGTAGCTCTCTCCGCCGACAGACTGTGGGTTATTAGCCCCAGAACCGGAGTTTTGCATGGGAATTAACGTCATTGTGACTTGTGGGGTGTTAGCTCCATTAGACCCCGAAAACGTAATATCAGGAAGAATGCGGCGTACAAAACCAAAACTGTCGCCGTCATCAATGTCAAACTCAGACGTTTCAATAATGGCGTTGATGGCAACGGTAGTAGCGGTAGCGTTATCGTCTACGCCACTTTCGTGATTTACAATATTGTTTATGCCTGTTGCGGCCATTGGGTAGTTTCTTAGGCCAGAATCAAGCCACGCGGTTCTAACCATGTTTCCGTAATACCATACGCCGTCACCGTTGTTTTCAAAATAGTTATAGATGACGTAGCGATCAATGGTACTGGAGGCTGCTGAACAATAAAAAAACCAGACCTCATTGAAGCCTTCGTTAGTGCTGGCAAAAAATTGAGCAGATTGATTAAGGTTAATATCGTTGTAAATGTATTGACGCAAATCGCAACGCAAGGTTTGGGTGCGGCCATCGTATTTGTAAAACTTGTCTATGCCCATCCAATAACAAACGCCAGACGCTACTGCGGCAGCATTTTCGCTTGCAATAGATATGTTATCAGCTAGCAACTGGGAGCCCCACACTACAGGCGGCCCTGCGTATTGGAGCGAATACAAACTTGAATCGGTAAAAACCAGTATTTCCTGCCGTGTTTGCAAGGCTGTAATGATCTGTGAGCCGTGAGATAACAGCAAACTGCCGGCCTGATTGGTTGCGGCGGGAGTCCATTGAATTGGGTTTTCCTGATCCGACCAACGCAACAACATTTGATTTTGTGTTGCGCTACCGTAATCATTTACACCGAAAGCAAAGATAAACCGGGAGGCGTCAGACACTAAAAGGTAGTTTTGAGAAATTGGCACATCTACGATATTAGAGATATACACCCCCGTACCCGTAGAGGTAGTGTTGATTAACGTGCCCGCGCTATCTGTCAGTTTAAAAGTTAAACCGCTTACGTTGGTAACGTAGTAAGTTGTTAAGGCTGTGATGCCTGCGGGCAATGAAGTAGTAGCAGCAAACTGAAGCGTTGTACCGGCGGTAAATGTGGTAGTTGCAGTAACTACTGTAGGGCTGGCGTTAGTAAACGTAACAGAACCGCCAGTGCTGGAAAGCAAAACACCACGAGCAGTTAATCCAGAAGAGTTTGACCAGTAGTAAATTGGGCCTTGACGCGGGCCAAAAACCAAGTCTTCACCAAAGTTCATTTGGCTCCATAGGCGGATAGGCACGGCAGTTGATGTTCCATAACCCCATGTACCAGAACCCCAGCCACCACCGCCCCAACCAAACGCCAGAGTGGATGAATCAGCGCCAACATTGATTTGGTAGGCTGCAACAACGGCCGCACCACCTCCGGGAGAACCTAAAACGTCAGCCGCAGTAGCTGTAGCCGTAGCTGTAAACGTATAGCTGTCCGCGCTTATTACGGTGATTTGATATTGAGCATTTAAAACAGTGGCCGTGATGTTTCCACCCAAGCCCGTAGCGCCACTGAAAGTTACAAAGTCGCCTGTAACTCCACCATGCGCCGTGTCAGTAACCGTTATGGTTGAAGAACCTAGCGTGGCTACAAACGGATTGTTGTTAATTGTGGAGGTGGCGCGAATGGGCGTGATGTCGTTGTATACGCCGCCATATTCAATGTAAAACTTCAAGTTTGTTCCAAGGCCAAGAAAGTTAGCCCCACCAAGATTGATCCAATTCCAGAGAGATCGACACGTTCCAAGGAATGTATTGTCTGAGATGCGTGTCCAGCCGCCTATCTTCTCTGGCGTGCCCTGACGAAACCGAACCTTATCGGAGACATAGTAACCGTTCTCGTTTGTGTACCGAGTGTTTTCACGGTTAACCCCCGCCTTTAAAGTCAGTTTCTTGAGCATTGCAAACCTTATGCAGACAACACGTCAAGGGCGGTATTGATATGAGCAACCCTATCGTCAAGCCCAATTGTGCCACCGTTAATCTTCTTTGTCATCCCCAAGTAATCCTTGGCGTCAGCTTCTTTGTTCAAGTTTCGTTTGTTCCAAAACCACCCGGCGGTCAGGGCTGCGTACTTGGGGATTGATACAAGATCAGGGCTGTGCAGAAAGTCTACTCCAAGAGCGTCTCCAGCCAGTGTATAGGAGTCCTTGCCCGTCAACTGAATGCAGCCGCGCCCAATGTACAGAGCGCCATCGCCCTCCTCGTTGTTGCCCATCCGGCCAGAGTACACCTTGTCGGCAATCATGTCAGGGTTTCTGTGGAAAGGTTGCGCGGCCTCCAGTGAAGGAAAACGACTGGGCCAGACCTTGCACAAGCGTTCTGCGCTGTAGTTTAAGTTTTCCCGCAAGACCTTAAAACCACCGGATTCATGGGAGCACTGCCCAATAAACGCGGCCATCCGCAGGGGAGTGTTGATGTCGTACCGTTGGAACGTGTCGTTTAAAGGCTCCAGCCACTCGGGGTCAATCTTTAGCTTTGCCAGTTGTTCAGCAGTAATCATTTTATAGGCGTAGATTGGTGGAGAAGATCATCCTTAGCTTGAGAGCCAGCGGACGAACCAAAGTAAAACGCAATGATGCCCGTCCAAGCGGTGCCAAGAGAGCCAAGCATCAACATCAGGGCGTCAGATGCTTTAAAGGTCTCCGTCATCATGCCAATCAGGATGCCAAAGAATCCGATGGTGACCGATACAGCAAGAACAGCAGGGATGTAAGAACGGGTCTCAGCCTGCATCTCACGCGCAGACTTCCTGTCTTCTACGTTTAACTTAGCAAAGTCCAGCCCCATCTCCTGCGCCCGTGCAGCCATGTCAATCTCGGCCTGCTTCAAGAGCATGATCTGGTCAGAAGATAACTTGCCTTCGCTGATCGTAGACTGAACATCCTTGGGGTCAATACCAATGGCTTTTGACACCGCCTCAATGGCCAGTCCAGCAAGAGGGCCACCCAGCGCAGTGGCTATGGTGGGCGCAATCGTTTTTAACCAATCCATTATTTTCCTTTCTGACGCTCTTCGAGCAGGGTTACTTTGACGTGTAGGGTGTTGATCTCTTTGTAGATTTCTTCTTTGAGCTTGTGCCGAGCTTCGGCAGACAAGGGGCTGTCTGTGGGTACGCCTTGGGATGTAATCAGCGCAGGCATAGAACCTTCAATCTTGGTTAGACGGGTATTGAAAGAGGACACTTCACCCAAAAGCCATGCCAGAGAGGCAACGACAATCGGAATGATTGCCTTCATTACATCTGTCCAATTCATATCAATTCCTCAGTTTGTACATAATAAATGCAAACGTACCCCAGCCGACAAATCCAGCCGCAAGAATAGAAGCAAACCCGATCAGCAGGATGTTTACTGTCTCTGCCAGATTTTCCCGCTTCAGTTTAGCCTTGGCCTCCGCCGCACGTTCCGCCCGTTTCCTGTTGGCAACGATCATGTTGTACTCGGCTTGGATCGCTTCCCACACATCGCCCTGACCTGACCAAATTAACTGTTCTTTAAGTTTAGTTCTAGCATCCCTCAGAAATTTTGCTTGCATCACAGACTCAAGCGCCTGCGCCATCTCTGAGTTTGACGCCTTGGCCTTGTCTTGATTTGCACCCCTTTCAACGGTGTCGTGCATTTCAAAAAACTTAATCAGATCGCCACTGCACTCTTTAATGTCTTTGCCGAGCTTGATCGCCTCTTTGACCCCCGCAATGGTGCTCTTCGCTATTGCAAACGCCGCACCGATGGTTATTGGGTCAATCATGTTTCACACAATCTGTGGCAGACATTAACCCAAAGGATGGTCTGCCAGCACCCCCTTTTCCCCGGAGTCGGGCTAAGTTATTAGGGTACTTCGTTAGGCGCAGCAGGCGTTGTCAGAATAGTGTTTGCTTCCGCTGTAGTCA